AAAAGAAATAGAACAAACCTTTTTAAAATATAAAGGTAAAAGAAGAGATAAACCTGATAATTATTTAGAATGTAGAGATTATGTTGCTAAAAAATATAAACCTATTATGGTTCCAAATTATGAGGCTGATGATACGGCATCTGTTGAAGCATTTAAATATATAAAAAATGGTCAATTATATATGCTTATAACATTGGATAAGGATTGGAAAACTATAGGTGGTTTATTTTATAATTTATTACACAATAATTTATCTGCTGTATCTAAAATTGAAGGTATAGAATTTTTTCATGAGCAGTTATTAACAGGTGATGCTGTTGATAATATACCTGGTATTGAAGGAATAGGTCCGGTAAAAGCTAAAAAAATATTAAAAGATAAAAATTTAATAGATCAATTTGAAGCCGTAATTAAAGCATATAAAAAACATTATCCAGAAGATTTTTTATCAAGATTAAATGTAATGGGCACAATGTTATACCTTATTAAGGATTTTAATGATCATTCAAAATGGTCAATAGAATACTGGAAGGAATATTTAAATGGCATTTAATCAGAAAAAATATAATGGATCTATTAGAGGTATAGCTGTTACTTCTTGTAAAGCTTCAAAAAGAAGAGCAAGGATTAAAAAATTACCTTTTAATTTATCATCGGATTATTTAGAAAAAATATTTCCTAAAGATTGTATTTGTCCTATTCTTGGATATAAAATGAAGGTGTCTAATGTTTCATTAGGCAAATTAAGCCCAACATTAGATAGAATTAATCCAAGATTAGGATATGTAAAAGGAAATGTTGAATTTGTTTCCAATATAGCAAACTGTATGATGACTTCTGCCAATGGCCGAGATATTAAGAAGTTTGTTAAATGGGCAACAAAAAGATATAAAATAACAAGAGGGGAACTTTATGGGTAAAAACACATCATTTATAAAACACACAAATTGTGAAAGTTGTGGTTCATCAGATGCCAATGCGGTATATTCTGATGGATCTGCATATTGCTTTAGTTGTAGAAAAAATACAGCGGCAGGTACACAAGATACAAATATTGAATTTAATGTAGTACAATCACAATTAACTTTGGATGAAATTGAACAACTTCCTGTAGAATCATTTAGAGGTATATCCAAAAAAGTTTTATATAATGCTGGTGTTAAAATTGAGTATGATGAAAATAGAAATATTATTAGTCATTTTTATCCAATAACAGTAAATAAAAAAATAAAAGCATACAAGAAAAGAATAGTTGCTACCAAAGATTTTAGGGTTATAGGTAAAGCAGATGTTCCTGAATTATTTAACCAATGTAATAGTGGTAAAAGAAAAAACCTAGTTATTACTGAAGGTGAAATAGATTGTTTATCAATATTAGAAATGCTTACAAAAGCTAAAGCTCAATTTGATGTTGTATCAATTGTTAATGGAGCCCAAAGTGCTAGAAGAAATATCGCATCTAATTTAGAATTTGTAAATAAATACGATAAAGTTTTCTTAGCATTTGATAATGATGAATTTGGTATTGAAGCATCAAAAGATGTTGCACATATTATTAAGCCCGGGAAAGCTCATATTGTAAATAGTATTCATAAAGATGCTAATGATGCTTTAACAAAGGGATTAGTTGATGAATATTTACAAGATGTTTGGTCAGCTAAATCATATAAACCAGATAATTTTGTATCAGGTGAAAAAATATGGCAAGCATTTAAGGAAAGATCTAATACAGAATCTATACCTTATCCTGATTGTTTAAAGGGTTTAAATGATAAATTGTTAGGAATGAGATTAGGTGAAATTACTTTATTTACATCTGGTACAGGATCCGGTAAATCAACTGTTGTTAAAGAAACAATATTAAATTTATTAGAACAATCTGAAGCTAAAATAGGTTTAATATCATTAGAAGAATCTATTGGTGATACTGCAACAAGATTAATTGGTATGTCTATAAATAAAAATATTAGAACACCAGAAGATTGTACTGAAGAAGAAGCCAGAAAAGGTTTTGAAAAAGTATTTGGTGATGAAAGATTAATATTATTAGATCATCAAGGATCTGTTCAAGATAGTTCTTTATTATCAAGAATTGAATATTTGGCTGCATTAGGTTGTCAATATTTAATTTTAGACCACATTACAATTGCTGTATCAGAAGGCTCTGAAGGCCTATCAGGTAATGAAGCAATAGATAAGGTTATGAGTTCATTATTAAAAATTGTTAAAAGATATAACATTCATTTAACTTTGATATCCCATTTAAGAAAAAGTCATGGGGATCATAAATCATTTGAAGAAGGCCGTATGGCTAGTTTAGATGATATAAAAGGAAGTGGAAGTATAAAACAAATTAGTTTTGATATTGTAGCTTTTAGTAGAAACATGATGGCAGCTGAAAAAGAAGAACGTAATATAGTTAAATTTGCTGTATTAAAAAGCAGATTTACTGGAGATACTGGTCATTGTGGTCAAGCTACTTATAATGCTGAAACTGGAAGATTAAATTACAATGTAAGTAATATTGCTTTCAAAGAAGTATTATAATAGAATTCGGTTAGAAGTTAGAACTGAACGTAAGACCTTATAGGCAACAGCTAACAGACAATGGTAGGTGGATGAGCAATAGGCTTTTCCTCTCTCGGCCTACATCACTACTAGTAAACCGAAACAGCTGGGTAACCTGTATAAACTGCCCATAAATAAAGGAAATATGAATAAAAATAAATATAGACCATTACCTGATTCATTAACTATAAAAAAATCAGATATAGAAGGATTAGGTATATTTGCTACTAAAGATATAAAGAAAAATACTAATTTAGGAATGATGCATTATATAACTAATGAATATAAAAATATTATAAGAACTCCATTAGGCGGATTTATTAATCATAGTAATAAACCAAATTGTATAAAAGAAAAAGAAGATTTTATATATTATGAACAAACTAATTTAATTACGAATAGATTAATTAAAAAAGGTGAGGAATTAACTGTTAAATATACTATGTATAAAGTATGATTACAGGGTGGATTTTATACCACCCTATAATTTAAATTTTATTATTTACCTTTAAATATTTGTGTACCTTTTATACCATATATACTAGCAACTACAAGTATCCAAAGATTTGTAAACCAACTAGGTAATTCATTAAAATATTCAAAGAACAATTTCATTTTATCCATAGCAGTTGGATCATCCGATATTACTGCCCATGCCAAAACTAAAATTGGAGCCGAAAGTATAATTAAAACAAATTCGTCTTTCCAGTCCGATTGTCTTGCCTCTAATAATTTCCCCTGATATTCTGTTTCACCTTTAGCCATTTTAACAGCATGCATATATTGTGCATCTGCCATAGCCATTTTGGTTTCTTGCCGCTTCTTATAAATGTGAGAAACGGCATTTAAACCTAATTTTAAAGCATTAAACCAAAGCATTATCGAGCCGTTGCTGGAATATTATTTGTTCCGACTAGAGGGGATTCAGCAAATGCCATGTAAATATAAGTTCCACCAGATGCGTTTAAAGCATTACCTGTATTTCTCATTTTAATTCCATTACTTAAAAAATCACTTTCATCACTTCCTGTCACATCTTCTGCATTAGTTAAATTAGCTGAAAGAGCTAAATCAACAACATTAAAAGAATCTCTTTTATTATCATACATTAACCATGAAGCTGTAGTATCTGTTCGTTTTACCATAACAAAAGCTGGTTTAAACCCAGTATAAATAAATGTTCCATCTGCATTACCATTACCAACATAAGAACCAAACTTACTAAATCCTTTTTTCTCTGCGAAGCAGTAGGCAATAAATCCACTACCAGATTTATTTACACTATTAGCTGCACTATCAACTGAAAAAACTGTTGATGTTGGTTCTGTGCTATTATTCCAACCAGTAGCACCATAAGCAGCATCACTTAAATTTAATGCAATAGCAGAACCAGCACCTAAAGCTGAATGATAACAAACCCAATCATAACTTGAACTATCTCTCTCTTTTACCATAATAAAATCTGGTTTTTGACCAAGTCCATGACCAATCGTACTATCAGTAGAATTACCTGTATAAGACACAATACTAAATCCACTTGTAGTATTTGCTGAAACTGTTGATGTGATAGTTCCATCTGTGTTTGATGAACCAGATGTACCATCTGCTCTCCAACCCCAATAAACAAAATTATAGCCATTATAATAAAAATTAGAATTATCATCTCCAATAGTAAAACCATCA